TCTCTTGTTGCAACAAGAGAGATTGGATTTCTTCCAGGAGATCATGAAGACAAATCATCTTTGTATCAGATTCCATATAAGAATATGGTAAAGTATATGTTTGAATTGAATTCAGATTCTGATTTTGAAATGCTTTATGGAAATTTAAAGCAGCAAGGAACGATTAGTTTTTGGTCAACATCATTTATTCGTGGAACAACTCTTGATAATGCAATCATTATTGTTGACGAATTTCAGAATTTGAACTATCATGAACTTGATAGTATTATTACAAGGATTGGCGAGAACTCAAAAATCATGTTCTGTGGAGATGCAACACAAACAGATCTTACCAAACAAAATGAAAGAAATGGTATTGCAGATTTTATGAAAATACTTCGTATTATGCCTTCCATGGACATCATTGAATTTGATATTGAAGATATTGTTAGATCCGGACTATGTAAAGAATACTTACTTGCTAAAAACGAACTTGGTTTATGAACTTTATTCATCATAATTATCTCGGTGATCTTGAATTAAACAAAAAAGAAACAAACGGCATCCGCTTATACAATCTTCCAGATGGTCAGTGGGTGCCTTCTATTACTTCTGTCACGTCTTTCTATAATCGACAGATTTTTGTTGATTGGCGTAAGAGAGTTGGCATTGAAGAAGCCAATCGAATCACAAAAAAAGCAACGTCCCGTGGAACAGATTTTCACGCAGCGACAGAACTTTATATGTTGAATAAAGAAATCAACTGGGATGATTTCAAACCTCTGACAAAGTTCATGTTTTATCATGCCAAACCATATCTAGATAAGATAAATAATGTACACGCTATAGAAAGGACTTTATATTCAGAGTACCTTGGATTAGCGGGTAGAGTAGACTGCATCGCAGAGTATGAAGGAGAACTCGCAGTCATTGACTTTAAGACTTCTGAAAAAATCAAACCAGAAAAGTGGTTAGAAAACTACTTTGTTCAAGAGATGTTTTATGCTTCTGCTTATTATGAGTTAACTGGCATCTCTGTCAAAAAACTTATTACTATCATGGTTACTCCTGGTGGTGAGGTAGCTGTATTTGACAAAAGGAACAAAGGGGATTATATTAAATTATTAGTTCGTTATATAAAAGAATTTGTATCTAACAGTATTGGGACAAGTAATGGGGAATGAATTAGAAAAAGAACTTAAAGACAAATTTATATCATCAACTAAATTTGTTCAAGAAATCGAAGAACTTGTCAAAGATAATTCTGACATGAATTATATTGATGCTATTATTCATTTCTGTGACCAAAGTAGTATTGATTTAGAGTCAGTTCCTAAATTGATAACCAAACCTCTGAAAGAAAAACTTAAATATGAGGCAATGGAACTCAATTTCCTTAGAAGAAATTCTAGAGCAAAACTACCTCTGTAATTTTTATAATTTTTTGTGATGCCATTTGATGCCTATAAACAATACCTCTCTTTGAAAAATCATTTTACCAAAGAGAAGTATGACTACCACAAGTATTGTGGAAAGAGTCGTGCGACCGTACAGTCTTTCTATAAACGGAAAGATCGTTTTTGGTTTGAGAAACTAGCACGAAACAAAGATGATAAAGAAGTAATTGAATTCTTTGTATCTAATTTTATTACTTGCACTGATCCAAGTAAACTCTGGATCGGTGAAATGATGAGAGAGGGTGAAGGGCGATACACTGCATGGAAGAAAAGAAATCAGTCCCTTTCTTATATTTTTAAAGAAGAAATGGAAATGATTCTTAGGGATTCTAGTTTAGATTGTGCTCTTTCATTTAAAAGTGGACATCCAATAATTCTTAAGCAGTATTTGGGTGGAAACATATCGATTGAAACTATGGTAATCTTAGATAGAATTCTTGGATATCGAAAAGAATTTAATTCTAATATTCAAGATCCAGTGTGGGAAACCGTCGATATGAGAATTAAGAAGTATTCTCCCTTTCTAAATATTGATGTATTTCGTTACAAGAAAATACTTAAAGAAATCGTTTTGAATTAACTATGCCTTTACAAAATTATGAGGTACTCAATAACCTCACCGAACAAAAAACTCAACTTGAGCAACAAATGGAACAATTGAAAATTACATATTATAAAGTTCTTGGAGCTATCGATGCTTTAACTCAAATTGAAGAAAGCAAAGAAGAGGAAGAATGATATGAGTTTTTTTGACTCAGAAGTTGTTCGTGCTGAAATGACTGAAATTCAGGAATTGCAGGAAGATGTCTATAAAGGTGTCTTTTCTTTTCCGACAATGAATAAAGAAGAAAAACTTTTTCATGTAAGTATGCTTGAAAGATTACTTGACAAACAAAAAGTATTATATACTCGTTTGAGTTTGTCTGATGATCCAGAAGCAAAAGAAATGAAGGATCGCATTTTGGAATCTGCCAAAATGATGGGCCTTCCTTCCGATGTCAACATGAATCTGATATTCGATAATATGAATCAAATGTTAGATTCTATGAAAACTCAGATTGACAAATCAGACGTTGACATGTAGAATACCGAAGTACACACAAGCCAAATCCAATCAATCTAAAAAATCCTATGTCTTTCTCAAATCTTAAAAAGCAATCTTCTCTTGGTTCCCTGACTTCTAAACTAGTCAAGGAAGTTGAGAAGATGAATAATACTGGTGGCGGTGGAGATGACCGTCTCTGGAAACCTGAAATGGATAAGACCGGCAACGGTTATGCCGTGATCCGTTTCCTCCCCGCACCCGAAGGAGAAGAACTTCCTTGGGCAAAGATGTACTCTCATGCCTTTCAAGGTCCTGGTGGATGGTATATTGAGAACTCATTGACTACTATTGGTCAGAAAGATCCTCTCGGTGAATATAATCGAGAGCTGTGGAACAGTGGTAACGAAGCAGACAAAGAAACTGTTCGTAAGCAAAAGCGTAAACTGTCCTACTATGCTAATATCTACGTGGTACAGGACAAAGCAAATCCTCACAATGAAGGTAAAGTCTTCCTCTATAAGTTTGGTAAGAAAATCTTTGATAAGATTATGGAAGCAATGCAACCTGAGTTTGAAGATGAAGAACCAATTAATCCCTTTGATTTCTGGCAGGGTGCCAATTTCAAACTGAAACTGAAGAAGGTTGCTGGTTATTGGAACTATGATTCTTCTGAGTTTGATCGTGTCTCTGCTTTGCTTGATGATGATGATGCACTAGAGGCAATTTGGAAAAAGCAGTATTCACTAACTGCTCTAACTGCTGCTGATCAGTTTAAGTCTTATGAGCAACTTGAGACTCGTCTGAAGATGGTTCTTGGTCAAAAGTCTTCTTCTCGTTCTTCAGTTGATGAAGAACTTGAGGATGAAAGTGAAGATCGTGGAAACTATCAACCCGACTGGGCTGCATCGCGACCTGCTCCTACTCCTAAGTTCCCAACTCCAACTCCTCACCCTGCACCTGAACCTTCTCTGGAAACTACCACAGAAGAGGATGATGCTCTGTCATACTTCCAGCGTCTTGCTGAAGAATGATTAAGAATAGATCTTAATATTATCTCCTCTTTTTAGGGTTCTACTTACATATTGAGTAGAACCTTTTTTGTATGTCATCAATTCTTTCATATCATCAATTACAGTATCTAAATATGCAGATTTTAAAACGTAGATATTTCGTCTTTCGGTCTGTATTGTTTCTTCGTATTCATAATTTGTTACAGATCTAACTGGTCTGGATAGTTTAATAGAACCATCATTTAACATGCTATATTCAATACTAAAATTTTGATCGACTTTTAATCCTGCGGGAACAATTATGTTATCATCACCATTTCTTAACTCTGTTGTTTCATAATGATGAATTCCTGCATAAAGATTATCATAAGTTCCATATTTTTCTAACATATTATTATCAAAATCATATTGAGTTAATGGCCATTCTGTTTGTATATTCAAAATATTATTTGATAATAAAATAACCCAATCTAATGAGGCATCTCTATAAATTTTATATGCAACATTATCTGGTCGATCATCACCAATTATTTTGTACTTTGTAAAATGTGTAAGATCTTGAAAGATATCCTCTCTTATATAACCTTTTTGGAAAAAGTTTTTAACAGTTATATAATCTGATATTTTAGAATTTGGCAACCTACTAACATAATCAAAGTTTGATAGATAAGAAAAATAACTTGACATATTAGAAACCTATAGTATCGTTATCTTTATAATCATCAGAAAATATTGGATTCAACTCTTGGAATAACATAGATATATTAAAAGAAACTGGAACACTACCATTGTCATCTTTGTAAGCCATGTACGTTTGATTTGGTGCATAATTAACTGTTAATTGAGTCAATGCACAATCTTTAAACTTATTTAGATATTTATGTGTAGTATTTGTCAATCCATCTTTATACTCTAATTTAAAAATTCTTGGAGTCATTAAGAATAGTGTTGAGTCACTTTTTCTTACAGCCATTGCTTTCTTGAGCACTTTGATAATATCAAATATTCTTTTTGCTTCAGCAGGTTCTCTTGGACTAAACTTATACTGAAATGAAAATGTTCTGAGAGATGGTCCATCAAAAAGTAATTCTGAGTTTGGATTTATAATTCCACCAGTTGCTCTTTTTAAAACTTGAGCACCTTTATTGATTGCATTTCCTGCTAATATTCCAGCAATAGCAGTTTTTGCTTCACCGTTTACAGTATCAATATCATTTAATATGTTCTGTGCTGCTTCTTTTGCTCCTTTCACTCCATCAGTCATCCCAGAAAGAGCAAACTCACCAAGTGCTGCTTCAGCAGCATTCATATCTCCTTTACCCCATCCGACAATATTTCCGTCCTGCACTCCTTCTGGTATAGGTAAAATAATAGTTGCTACAACTTCAGAATTTTCTGAGTCTGGCCTTTGTTGGCCATTAGTATTTGATATTGTAGGCAATCCACTTGGTTCATAATTTAAAACTTTTATTACTAATCTATCTGGTTTATCTGGACCATAATTTCTCATCCCAAGAGGATATTCTAGCGATGGAGCTCCTTCAGACCCTTCTCCTCCACCTGATAAAAAATCAAATCCACCATCATCTGCAGTTGGAATATTTAAATCATTTGTAGATAAAGTTGTTAATTGACCATCAGAACTTGATACAACATCGCCATCAACTTCATTATTTTCAAGGTCACTTTTAGTTGCTTGTGCTGGAGTATCTGTGGTATCAGATAAAGCTTTTCCAGTAGTCGGGTTTTTCACATAATCAAGTTTACTAGATAAATCTCTTCTTACAATTTCACTTGCGTTCTCATTTATAATCTCAGCTCTATCTCTATTAACTTTTGGTTTTATCTCAGATTTAAATAATTGGTTAAACTCTTGTTGATTTACATTTGTGTCATTTGCTCGATTATATCTTTTTACAAATCTAGGTTTAAGAGACCAATTATTTCCACCAGTGCTAGTTGCAACGGAAGTTGTATCTTCAATTCCATTAACTGTTTTTGAATTGATAATAAACAATTCAGCTGAACCATCCTCTTCATTGACAACTAATTTAGTTGGCATGTTTAATATGAGTTTGGTGCTAGAAAAAGCCATTAGACAGGGTTTTTATTTATTTATCTATGATTTTCATATATTGGATTGACTTTAAATCATCCAACTCTTCATACTTTACGATGTAAACTTGTCCGATGATTTCTTCCCAAGTATATCTTCTTATTTTTCTCCAGTGAAAGTTGATACCTTCAAATCCCCAGTTATATAAACGAAGCACTGCCACCAATGGGTGCTGGTCGTATTCTATCTCTGGAGTTTTAGCTTTATAAACAAAGGTGCAGTACTGCCCAACCTCAGGAATTGGAGTCACTGTATCATTTAGTGCTTCCATAATCATCTCCATTTGATCCTCTTGATCCATGGTAGAATTAATTTTGCTTTTGATTGGTTCGATACGGTTCATCGGATACCTAGTTCGACTTCTGTTATGATTTTAAATTCAATTCTTCTATCATCACAGAACTCTTTTGCTGCTTTCCACTTTGCCTGATTTACAGCATAAGTTTTCATCTCATACAGATAACCTTTTGTCTGTCTCTTTGGTTTCTTTGGTGGAGCACATTGTTTCCTAGGCTTCACTTCAACCACATATGTTTTAATTCTTCCTGTGCTTTCTTTGACTTTCATAATAAAGTCAGGGAAGTATTTGTGAATTCTGTTATCAACGGGAGAGACATATGGGATGTAAAATTCTTCACTTCCCCATTCCAGAACTTGTTCATTTAAGTCGCAGTATCTACAAAATTTTCTTTCCCAACTACTTCTACAGATAATATTATGAGGGTTGCCCTTATATTTTTGAGGATGAGATGGATAGTACTTACTTTTTATACTTTCTGCCATACATATTATATAAGGTTAAAAATTATTTAGATGGCCAGACAAAGAAGAGTATCAGAACTCAAATCTAAAATATTACAGCCAGCATTAACATCTCACTATGAAGTAAAAATTTTCCCACCACAATCGTTAAGTGCTAATTTTTTGGAGATTGCTGATCAAGATTTGTTGACTTTATCTTGCACTGAGGCATCACTTCCCGGTTCAAGTCTCAATACTTTTGAGATTAATAATGACTATAATGGTGTTACTGAAAGACATGCATATCGAAGAATGTATGATGAAAGAATTGATTTGACTTTTTATGTTGATGGTAGAAACTATTTGCCAATTAAATTCTTTGAATTTTGGATGGATTATATTGATGGGTCAATTGACCCCGGCAATCTTCCAGTAACTGGCAATGATCTCACTTCAGAGCAAATAACATCTTCAAATCCAAAACTTCAACCAGATTATACATATCGAGTAAGATATCCAAAGGGTATAGACGGTTATCAAGCAGATCATATTGAAATAACGAAATTTGAAAAAGATTATAATAGAAAAATTAGATATGATTTTTTAGATGCATATCCAATAGCAGTAAATTCGATGCCAATATCTTATGATGATTCAAATTTATTAAAATGTACTGTGGGAATGTCTTATAAAAGATATGTTATGCATAATGTTTATAATCCAGAAACTAGTAAAAGTATTAAAGATGAATTATCATCATTATTTGCTGGAATAGCACCAGATGCAGGAGATGCTAATGATGGTGGAGGAATTCTTCCTCTCAATTAATTTCATAGATATTCTATAAATAATCACACTGAACTTTATAGGTCATTATGCCTTTACCAAAAATTGCTACGCCAAAATATGAACTTGAATTGCCATCTACTGGAGAGACGGTTCAATTTCGTCCGTTTCTTGTAAAGGAAGAGAAACTTCTTGTTATCGCTCTAGAGAGTGAAGATTCAAAAGAAATTACAACCGCAGTAAAAACAGTAATTCAAAATTGTATTCTTTCAAAGGGGATTAAGGTTGAAACTTTACCTACTTTTGATATTGAATTTTTATTTTTAAACATTCGTGGTAAGTCCGTTGGAGAAGAAATTGAAGTAAATATAATTTGTCCTGATGATAATCAAACTCAAGCAAAAGTAAGTATTGATATTAATGATATCAAAGTTCAAAGAGATGATAACCATACAAATAAAATTAAGATAGACGATACTATTATGATGCAGATGAAGTATCCGTCTTTGGAACAATTCATCAAAAATAATTTTAATTTCTCCGATAAGAATGCAATGGATCAATCCTTTGAATTGATGGCATCTTGTATTGATCAGGTATTTACTGAAGATGAAGTATGGGCTGCATCGGATTGCACCAAAAAAGAAATTAAAGAATTTATCGAATCTATGAATTCGACTCAATTTAAAGATATTGAAAAGTTCTTTGAGACTATGCCAAAGTTATCTCACAAAGTAAAAGTTACAAATCCTAAAACTAAAGTAAAAAGTGAAGTCGTACTTGAGGGATTAGCATCTTTTTTCGCATAGGCATGATCCATATGGATCTTGAGAATTATTATCGTCTCAATTTTGCCCTGATGCAGTATCATAAATATTCATTAACTGAGATTGAGAATCTTATTCCTTGGGAACGAGATGTTTATGTGACTTTACTACAACAGCATTTGGAAGAAGAACGATTAAAACAACAACAAAATGGCTAGAAGAAGTAAGGCACAAATAAGAGAAACCTACAGCAAGAAGTTAGGGAAGGATCTTATTGCCAAACTTTCTGACGAACAAATATCCATAATTTCAAAGACATATAACTCTCTTGATGATAAAGAGAGTTCTGATGTTGATAGTCGTATCATGATGGGATATAATGATACGATCTTGCATGAAATGGCAAGAGATATGATTGGCGAAGAGGAAGAAGACGAAGATATACCAGAGGGTCTTGATGATTTACTAGGTTCTGTTCGAGACGAACCTTCTCCAATAGAACCTAAAACAACAACGATAAAATCATCTGCGATAGTTCCTGCTAATTTTTTAGGAGAGAGATATGAAAAATATCGTGATGAATTAATTTCATCTGGAACTATTGATGGAGAGCAATTAACAAGTGAAGAAAGAAAGGAAAAAAAAAAAAAAAG